TGCCCAGGTCATCCGCCGGCGGGACGGTGGAGGTGGCGGTGGGGGCAGCGGCGGGGGGAAGCGCCACCTCCACCGCCGGGGTCGCCATGGGCCCAGAGGCTGCTTGCTCTGTCTGCTCGGCCGCAGGCGGTTCGGGTTGGGCGGCACGCAGCTCCGCGATCCGCGCGTCGATGCGGGGGCGCAGCACCTGACGCGCCCGAAGGTCGATGGCTTTGGGTGTCGCTCCCAAGGTCGCGGCGAATTCCTCGGCAACGCTCCACCAGGTCCGGTTCTGCAACCGTCCTGCGGCCATGGCGTTGATCAGGATCGTGTCACGCTCATCCGTCCAGAATTTTGCAAAGGCGGCTTTTTGCGCCAGGGCGCTGGCGCTGCCCGGCTGGGGCTGTTCGGGGTCGGGCTGGCCGGGCGCGTCGAAATGCGCGATCTGTTCGCGGGCGGCGGCGGGGGCAGGATCTGCCGCCGTGACACCGGCGAAAGCGGCGAAGTCCTCCCGCGTTGAAAAAGCCTGCGGCAGAATGACCAGATCGCCATCACCATCGCCGGTATATGTGACAGGTTCCGGGCGATCTTCCGGCTCCTCGATCCCGATCAGCGCGGCGTTTTCGGCCTCCAGTTCGCCCGAAAGCAATTCAGCCCGTTCCTCGCCTTCAGTATCTTCCGCAGCATAAATGCTGTGGAGCTCGTAGATCTCGTCTGCCCGATCTGCCAAGGCGCTGCGCATTTCGTCCAGCCCGTCAAAGCCGGGCACCATCGCAAGCTCGGGGATCAACAGGCGGGCCGGCTGGCCGGGCGTCAGATCAAAGCGGACCTTGATCTGCCCATTCTCAAGGACTTCCCCAAGCGCGCAAAGACGCCCGATCTTCGAGACAAAATCGCGCAGGTCTTCCACGCTCATATCGTTCAGCTTCATGGTGCAGCTTCCTCTGTTGCAAGCGATGCGCGCAGGGCGTCCAGGGCGGAGGCGGTGCGCCAGTAAAACAGGGTCGCCAGCGTGGCCCGCACATCCATCATCGTGGCGGTCCAGGTCATGGCCCCGGTGGCGCGGCCATCGGCGGTTTGCAGAACGGCCTCGGTCGTGGTGATCAGCGCCTTGGTCCGTGCGCTGGTGGGCACGGCATGGGGCAGCGCCTCGGCCAGGGCCTGCACGGCGCTGTCAAAGCGCGGGTCGGGCGACATGATCAGGCTGTCGATCAAGGCCAGTCCGTTCAGCATCACATGATGCGCGGCCGTGAATTCGGGCTGTGCGGGTTTGGGCTGGGCCATCACCACCACCCCAGCGCCGCACCGCAGCCAAGGGTCAGTGCCGCCGTGGCGGCCAGCCCGCAGACCACAGCCAGCCGGTGCGCCCCGAAGGCCTCGATCCAAAGCGAAAGGTCATCGTCATCCATCAATATCGGCCCTCCAATGCGGGTTAGGCGCCGGGGCCACGGCATAATTGACCGCGCGCCACAGATCCTCGCCCAGGGCTTTCAGCGCCTCGGGGTCGCGGCGCACCAGCTCGTACATGCTGGCAAAGGCCATGATGGCCGGGCGGGTCGGATCGTCCGGGCGCAACAGCTCTTCGGTCTGCTCGCGCATGGCATCGACATCATGCGCCGTGACCTGACCGCAGCGTGCGCTCAAGGCCACGGCACTGGCCGACATCAGGACCGGCACGCAAAGGCCGGGCGCGGTCAGGGCGATATCGGTGGGGTCTTGGTTGTTCATGCCAGCCCCCGTGCATAGATGCGTGACCGGGTGAGGGTTACCCCCGCCACGCCCCGGCAGACCGTCGCTTGCAAAACGGCCCACCTACCGGCAGGCCCGCCGGATCGGGATTGAAAAAGACGGGGTGCCCGGGAGGAGGTGGGCACCCCGCCAGTCTTCCGGGCCAACAACGAGCAGTCAGCGTGGCGCCGGGAAAGGGTCATTTGAAAAAGCCCGCCTGCCAGAGAAGGAAGATCCAGAGGGCAAGGTCCAAAAGCGCCACCGGGGCGTTATAGGCCGGGCGGCTCTTGCCATGCCGCAAGCAACCAATCGCAGCTGCGGTAATCAGCAGGACAACCAGGATGATGGCTGCAGCGTTCATTCTGCGGCCACCCGATGCTGGAATTCGGCCGGGGCGGTGCGCGCATCGAGGATCGCCTGCACCTCGTCCTCGGTCGCGCCCCAGATCAGATGATCGGCGGTCAGGCCAAGGTTCTTCACGGCGGCATGGGCCAGAAGGGCACGCATGACGCGCGCCGAAGGCAGGTCGCCCGCATCGCGTGATTTGGACGCGTTGCGCCAGTGATAGGCCGCTTTTTCCTGAAAGCCGCAAACCAGAGAGATTTCCTCCGGGCGGCCGATCAGGCGCTGACATACTTGAATTGGTGTAAGGTGTCGGGTCATGACCCCACATCTAGACTAGGATTTGTAAGCCTGTCCATCCATCTTTTTAAGTTTTTCCATCATGCATGTTGGGTCGAAAGTGCCTACCTAGCGAAAATGGATGATAAGTGGTTCAAGCAACAACAGAAAAAGGTTGGTGTCACCGCAGATGACATTGCCAAGGCCCGCGGGCGGTCGCGCGTGAATGTCTCCCATATCCTGACAGGGCGCCAAAGCATGTCGCTCGATTGGGCCAAGGCTTTTGCCGAAGTGCTTCAGGTGCCGCTTGCAACGGTCCTGGAAAAGGCAGGGGTAACCGATCAACCAACCACCCAACAGCTGATGCCGGGCTTTCGCGAAAGTGATGTGGCCCCTTTTTCCGTTGGGCACGGGCTTGGCGAAGGTCACACCGTGCGAACCATTGCCGAAGCCCTGGGCGGCGGCAGGCCGGGTATTGACGTCTGGCGCGTGAAAGGCCCGGCGATGGCACTGGACGGCATGATCGAGGGTGATTTCTTTCTGCTCGACACGCACCAGGCCGAACGCGTCCGCGCCGGCGACATCGTCGTGGCCCAGATTTACACCCGGAATGGAGCGAATACCGTGCTGCGCCGTTTTGAGCCTCCTGTGCTGGTATCGGCCAGCCTCGATCGTGGCGATGCAAGGGTGCATGTCGTGGACGGGGTGAATGTTGTGATCAAGGGCAAGGTCACAGCAAGCTGGAGAGCATAAATGCGGTGGATTATGCTACTTTATCAGACTGTTAGCTTTGCCACCTTCATCTTTCTGACCTTCCTTGATGGATATGTCTACACCTGGTGGAACTGGATCATAGCCATACCCGTGAACATCTTTCTTTCCGAGCTGTGGCCAATCTATTGGGGGATCTTGCGATGGACGATGGCAGGATGATCAGCAGAGCGGCAAATGGTGCATCCTTGAGGCCAAATCCATAATTTTAAGTTTTGCTTATTTTGATGGTTGACAGTTTAGACCCTTGACCCCTAACTTCTGTGCATAAGGCTTGCACAGGAGAAACCCCAATGGCCGCGTCTTTTCAGACCACCGTTCCGAATGCCCGATCCGCCCAGATAGGGGATCGGGAACTTGCCACACTGCGCCGCATCGCCCACGACGCCCGCCATGAACTGGCCGGCCAGGCCGAGGCGGAATGGCTGATCTCGGCCTGTGGCCCCCTTCTCGATGAGCTGGCCCAACGCCGCGCCGCCATGGCCGAACTGCCGTTGCAGATCGACCTGAGCAACGTCGTCATCCTGGACGCGGTGCGCTGATGCCGGGCCATGGTTTTCCCCTGCAACTGCCGGTTGACGTGACGCGCCCGCGGCGCTGGGATCTTCAGGTGCACGAAGGCGGTTTCAGTCTGGTGATCCAGCTGCACGACGGGCAGGAACTGGGCCCGGTTCTGGATCAGATGATGCGGCTCTATGGGCCCGCAACGGACGGAGACGCGGCATGACCCAACCTCTCCCCATCCTCCCGCATGACCGCGAACTGAACGCGGACGAGCTTTATGGCTTCAACCTCGCCTGCGCCTGCATGGCGACCTGGGGGCGGCAACTGGCATCCAACGCCGTCACCCTCGGCGGCCCGCTGGGCGACATCCCGCTCCAGGCCGATGGCAAGCGGCTGGCCTCCATGGCCGTGGCCCTGCACCGCACGATTGGCCAGGGCAATTCGCTCGCCCTGCCCCGCCCGAATTAGCGTTCCACCGGGGGCCGTCCGCGGCTGCCACCGCCCCCGCCACCCACGCCCCGACGCAGACGGCCGAAGGGGCCACAAAGGACAACAGGGACATGATTGAAACCATTGTGACCGTGGCGGCGATCATCGCAGCCGGGCTCATCTTCCGGGCGATCTGGACGCACTTCGCCTTTCAGCAGCCGGTCAAAAAGGACGCTGACGGCTTCGAGGCTTCCGCCGCCCGCTGGGGCTATCTGCACGACGGAAAGGACAAGTGATGGCACAAGCTTTTTCGAAAGCCCAACTGGTTGAGACTGTGGCCGCAAGGACTGGGCTGACCCAGGTCAAAACCCGTGCCGCGCTCGACACGATGCTGGATCTGATCAACGAAAAATGCGCCGAAGGGAGCACGGTTCGGCTGACCAACTTCGGCAGCTTCACTGCCCGCGATCTGCCCGCCCGCGCCGGCCGCGACCCGCGCACCGGCGAGGCGGTCGCAATCCCGGCAAAGCGGGTTATGCGCTTCAAGCCCGTAAGAAAGGGGGCGTGATGACTGCGTTGGAAACCCGCATGTCCCTGCATCACGAAGGGCAGATCACCTGGCCGGAACCTGAACTGGGCAAGCACTGTGACACCTGCGCGCATTTCTATACCCCCCCCAACGCTTTGGAGGGCAAGGGGATCTGCGCCTTGGTGGAGGCGCATCAGAATGTGGTCGGCAAGCGCTTTATCGGGGCCGATGCGGTTGCCTGCCCGAAATGGAAGGTGCGTGATGGCCGCTGATTTCATCACCGCCGAAACCGTGGCGCAGCTGGTCGGCCTGGTCGATGGCCCGGCCTTCCTGCGCCAGCGTGACAGGCTGACGGCAGATCACGCTTTCCCCCAGCCGATGCCCACCGCCTTCCGCCCGATGCGCTGGCGTAGGGTCGAGGTCGAGGCCTGGGTGGCCCGTCAGGGCCTTCCCAAGCCCGCCGTGCTGCAGATCCCGGAGGGGTCGAACGTGCGGCTGCTCAATCTGGCGAGGGCTGGGTGATGGATCAGAATGAAAAAGCGGCGGCCATTCGTCGTATGGCCCAAGAACTCCAGGGCCTTCCGATGCCTGAGGCGGCAGTATTTTTGGCGGAATTCGTCGGAGCTGCGATTGGCAGCCAATACTATGCCGCTGGCGTGGCGATTGATCGGGCGCAGACAACTTGCCGGATGATCGGGGATGTCGCAGCGGAAGAAGTGCGACTTGGTTGTGCGGCCCAAAGATCGAGGGCCGTGTGACATGACCCTCGGCCCCGTCGCCAAACCGCCTGCCGGCCTGCGCCAGCGTGCCCGCTCTGACGGCACCTGGCGCATCTGGTGGGAACCCTCGGCCCGGCAACGCAAGGCGGGCGCGGTGCCGGTCGATCTGCGGGCCGACAATTTGGGCTGGTCGGTGGGCGAGGCCAAGCGTCTGACCAAGGCCGCCGATGCCCGCGCCAATGGCGACACGGCCCCGGCGCAGGCCTACCGATCAGTGCTGGCCACCATAATCGAATACCGCAAAAGCCGGTTCTTCACCCACCTCGCGGCCTCTACCCGCGAGCAGTACAACGCCGACCTGAAAGTGATCGAGGCGAAGTGGGGCGGCGAACCGATCCTGTCGATCGACGCGCCGGTGATGGATGCCTGGTACGAAACCCTGTTCAATGCAAAGGGCATCTTCCGGTCGCGGTCCATCCTGATCACCATGGGGATTGTGATGGCCCATGCCGAACGTCTGGGCTGGCGGCCGAAAGGGTCCAACCCCTGCCGCAACCTGCGCATGGAAAAGCCCAAGGGCCGCCGCCGCAAGGGCACCTGGGAAGAGATGGAGGCCTGCCTGCAGGCGGCCAAGACGCTGGATCTGCGCGGGGTCGAACTGGCCCTGCTGCTGGTCATCTTCTCGGGCCAGCGCCAGGCCGATATCTTGGCCGCCCGGCCGGAACATTTTCAAGCGGTCAACATGCTGGTGCCCGGCGCGGCCGATCCGCAGCCGGTCTGGGTCTGGTCGCTGACCCGTCAGAAACGTGGCAACGCGGGCACGATCCCGATGCATGACGAAATCCTGCCTGCCCTGCGCCTCGCCCGCCTCGATGCCGCACAGGGGCCCGGCACGCTGATCTGGGATGCCGTCACCGGCAACGCCTATGACCGCCACCTCTTTGCCAAACGCTGGCAGGCGGTGCGCCGACTGGCGGCCAAGACGGCCCCCACGGTCAAGGATCTGCAATGGCGCGATCTGCGCCGCACCTTCGCCGGCCTCGCCCGCCTGGGCGGCGCCTCACGCGATGATGTCGGCGAAACCATCGGCAACACCGCCGCCACGAATGAGGAACTGGGCGCCGTCTACATGTCGCCTCAGCTGGAAACCACCGCCCGCGCCATCGCAGCGGTCAAAAGGCCCGAAAGGAAAAAGGGATGAGGGACAAAGAAAATCAGGTGCTGCTGGCGTTGCGGCTGGGGCGCGAATTCATCAAGCAGACCCACGAGGTGCTGGCCGACACGACACTCTGGCTTGCCGAAGAGGAATGCACCGGCGTCAGCGGCGGGGTCCTTGTCCTGACCGGGGATCTGCCAGCGGGTTCGGATGCGGGCAAGATCACAGTAGCCGCCGCCTTTGGGTGCAAATGCCCCAGCTGTCTGGAAGCCGCCCTGCGCGCCGTGGCCGCTGCTTTTGATAGCGACATTGCGGAGATCGAGACGACCGCCCAGCCAGCCAGTCCGATCATGGGGGTCCACTGATGCACCAGCAGCCCCTCGACATCCGGGGTGCCGGTCGTAGCTTCGTGATCCTGCAGGGCACCAAGGCACTCCCGGGCCGCTACACCAGCGCTGGCAACGCCACAGCCGCCCTGCGTGGCATCGAACGGCGACTGGCCCCGACGATCACCCGCCGCTGCCTGACCTGTTCCAGGCCCTTCCGTTCGACCGGGCCGGGGCATCGGCTTTGCAACTGCTGCAGGCGCGCGACGTGATGCCCGGCCAGCGGGGCGACACGCTGGCATCCTCCCTAGTTGGATACCTGGGTCGGGCCTTGCCCGGCCCTTTTTTCTGGCCGTCTAACAATCGTCCGACACGGACGCATCGGACTGTCGGACGCCCCGTTCAAAGGGTTCCGGTTTTCGCCAATGTTTAAAGGGGGGTAATGGTACCGCTTTCCCGGCTTGAACGGGAGACCTCTAGATCCACAATCTGGAGGCAATCTATATATTACAATGACTTAGGCAAAATGCAGCAATTTATACATGCCTTACATATCAATGGCTTACAGATCGTCAATTTCTCTCGGACGGATCTCATTCGGTCCGCTCGGCCGCAGATCTTCCGGCAGTTGGTCCGGTGCTGCGACCTGGTGCTTGATCAGCCAGTCGCGGATCTCGCCCCAAAGATCGGCCGGGCCGAAGCTACGGTAGGACAGCACATCTTCGAGCCTGCGGCGAAGGTCGGGCGGGATTGAGTTTGGCCAGGTCATGCCTGGGGCATACCACAGGCCGGCGAGAATGATAAAGCCCGCCTCGGCGCACCGGGCGGGCTTTGGGGATCACCACCGCCAAAGCCAGCGGCGGTAAAAGCTGCGGCGCCGGCGTCTCATTGGCAGCCTTCGTCAAAGCCCTTTACCACTTTGGCGCCAGCGATCACGGCCTGATCAGGCACGGCCGGGTCCTGCAACACCGCGGCCAGGTCGTCGATCGCGGGACCGAGGCCAAGGCACAGGCCCTCATTTGTGGGGACCGGGACCGGCGCGGCGGGCGGTGTGATCGCGCAGGACGGCAAGAGCAGCATCACGATCGGGAGAGACAGAGGCAGTCGCATCTTGCACCTTCTTGGCTGTTTCGACGGTGGCTTTCGATTGTTCCACGGCGGCAGTGGCGGCGATGACGACTTGCCCCGCTTCCGCTGTCGCCTTGGCACCTGTGGCTTGGCCGGTCTTCTTTCCAGCGAAAAACACGCCGAGGAACGCCAGCACGAGCCCGCCCAGGGCCGAGACAATTGCCGCCAGGGTCATGTGGCCCACCCGCGTTTTTTGGCATAGGCATAGCTGGCCTCGATCGCAGCCCCGCAAACGAGGGCCAGCACCCCGACCAAATCGGGATCAAGTGCCAAGGCGGCCCCTGCGCCTGAGCCGGCGAAATAGCCCACACCATAGCGCAGGAGGATGCGGGCAAGCGGTCCATAGTCCATGAGAAATCCTTTCAGGGTTGGGCTGCATCAGGCCGCGCGGCCCAGCGGGCATAGGCGGCGGCGAGTTTTTCGGGGTAGCGGTTCTGGGCGGCACCGGGGCCGTTGTAGCCGCGGGCGAACCCGGCCCAGTCGTGCCGGCGCAGCTCGTCGTCCAGGTGTTCGGACAAGATGAAATTCACCATGCCGCGCAGCTGGTTTTCCTCGTCATCCGCAAAGGATGCGATCATCGCCTCGGCATCGGGAAAGCCGGCCGCCTTTGCGTTGAAACCCATGATCTGACCCATGCCCCAGCTGGCGCTCCGCAGGGCGGCCGGGCGGTCGATGCGGATCGCCAGCGCCAGGCGTGGGTAGCTGTCGGCGGGATAGGGCTTGGTCCCCCACTTGCGGTAGGCGAGGCCCTGCGTCTCGGCCAGGCGGCGCTTGGCTTCGCCCAGCTCGCGCCAGAAGACATGCGGTTCGAACAGCAACTTCAGGCGGCCTGCGGCATCGAACCCCGATCCGCCGGTTTCGACTTCGACCACGGCGCGGATCTCGTCCTCGCCCACGCCAAGCAGGCGGCCAAGACGGCCAAAGTCCCAGGCGTCCAGGCGCGTGGCTTTGCCTTGCCAGATCTCGGTCATGGTTTCTTGTCCTCAATATACCGGCGCAACAGGCCGTTGGTTTCGCGCTGGTCCTGACGCATCTGCTCCAGCACATCCTTCAGCGCGCTGATCTGCTGGGTGATGCTGGCGGAGGAAACGGCCTGCGTCTGGGCGGCCTGTTCGACGGCGTGGATGCGTTCGTCCTGCTGGTCGTTGGTCTTGGACATCTGTTCGACTTGCGAATTCAGACCCGACAGAAACCAGATGAAGCCGCTGGTCTGCACGACGATGGCCACGATGATTGCGATCGGGATCTTCTTGTCCAAGTGCCAGGCGCTTTCGTCGACCATCATGCCTTCCACCTCGCCTTGATGTAGAAGGCGACGGTGGCGGCCACGCGGGCACCCGCATCGTTCCAGACGCTGAATTGAAACGTGGTGTCGGTGAGGATTTCGCAGGTCACCTTGCAGGAAGTCCCGCTTTCCGGCGTCGCCACGATGTAGATGGTCGAGGCCCCGCCGACCATCGAGAAGGGGACGGTGACAACCTGCGGCCCGGAGGTAAGGCTCACCGCCTTCTCCCACATTTCAAGCCGACCATTCGGCTCCTTCAGCCAAAGCACCCCACTTGTTGCGCCTTGCGTTGCAACAGGCTGGTCGATCCGGGCATCCAACCAGTTGAACTCGCAGGCCGGCTCCGTCACGCCTTCGCTGATCGAAATGGCGTAGGCGAAAAATCCTGTGTTATAGGGCACTGCAACATCAGGATCGCTGGAAAGCAGGCCGAACGTCGCGCTGATCCGAGTGACGACGCCGGTGGGAATTGTCTCCCCGCCAATCACATGATCGTAGGTGTCGATCAGTCCGTAGTCGCGGTTGAAGGCGTAGACCCGCAGCCGAACATTCACCGTGCCAGAGGGCACGAAAAATTCTGCCGTGATGCGGGCCACGGCCTCGGTCGGCATCCGCACCACGCGGCGCGATACCCATTCAACGGAAGCACCCGCCGCCTTTGTGTAGCAAAAGCCCAGGTTCCCTGAAACAGCGGTGCCGACTGTTCCGATGACCGAGGCCATGGGCACCGCAGGCCGCTTGTCGGCATCGGTGCGGTGGGCAAACTCGCGGGTGGTCAGGCAGATCAGACCGTCTTCCGTCGCCGTCAGAACATCCTGATTTTCGACCTCAAAGAAATCCGGCTGCGTGAAAATCGCGCCAGCCATCCGGGCGCCAACCTCCTCCATGGCAGGGCCGGTCCAGTGCAGCCCATCGCCAACATCCGCAATGCCGACAGACCGCAGCACGCGCAGCGGCATGAAGGTGGTTTGCAGATACCGCATCGCAGCCAGATGGCGGCGGCGATATGCCCGAAACTGGCACAGCTCCATCACGACAAAGGGCGTGCCCGCCTTGTCGATCAGCCCATAGTCGGCCAGCATGTTCGCCAGCGTATCGACCTTGAAGGCCTGCAGATGCGTGGGCTCGTTGGCATTGGCCCCGCCGTGTATCCACAGCACGGCATCCCAGGTCGTGGTGTAGCGGCCCGGAATGGCCGACAGGGCCGCCCGGGCCTTGGCCAACATCAGGTCGGAAAAATTATGGCTCGCCGTCCAGCCATTTGCGGCAAGAATGGCGGGCGTCATGAAGTCTTCAATCTCGGCACCGCCCAGACTGACTTTATAGATATAGACCGGGCGCCCTGTCAGGCGCTGGATGACGCGCGCCGCCTGCCATGCGACGGAGTTTGCCCAGTTTCCCGCGCTGCCGATGTTCAGCGGGGCCTCGCCAAAGCGGGCGGGCCGCCACTGGGCGCCCGCCACGATGTCGGTGCCGCTGCTGCTGTCATTGTCAAAGGTATAGATGCCATCGACAAAGGTCTGATAACCCCCGACCGAGGCTTCGTTCGACCGTTCGTTGCTCTGCCCGGCGGGAAAAAGCGCGAAGGGCTCATTGGCGCCGACCGCGTAAAGCTTCACGCCGCCCGCCGTGGTCAGGTTGTGGTCCGTCGCATCTGCGGCCGCGACGCGGTAGCTGAACCCCTCGCGCTTGGCGATGATCGTGTTGCCCGGCGCCACACTGCCCAGACTGCCGACCGTGGTGGTCAGGGTCGTATCGGCCAACATATCCGCGATAGTCAGATAATGCCGCAGGCCGGGGATCGCGCGCAGGGCAAGGTCTTCGGTCCATTGTACCATGATGGCGCTCCTTACATCGCGGTTCTGCTTGGGATTTCGATCATGGCTGTGCCGTCCGAGACGAACATCATGGTAAAGGTCTTTGCGGCGACGGAGCCTGTGACCAACGTACTGGTGGTCTTGAAGCCGGTGCCGAAGGTCAGGGTCCACGGCGTCGTGCCCGCTGTGTTGATGATCAGCGTAGCGATGACGCCAGCGGCCAGAGGCGTCGTGGTGAATGTGCCCGTGGCGTTAGGGGTGAGAGAAACAGATCCATAGGCGTTCAAAGTCAGAGCGCCGGGCGCAACCGATCCGAGGAAAGACGCCCCGCCAGTCTCCATGATGCGGAACCACTTGATCGCCGTGGTGCCCAGCACGTCATTGTATTTGCAGGTTGTGGTCCAACGGGTGCCGCCATAGGTCCCGCGGTCGATGGTGACGTAGGCGCTGTACAGTTCGTCAATGAGGTCAGCGTCAAAGGCCCTGGTCCAAGAGCCCGCCGAAGCGACATAGATGCCGTTCTCCGCCGGCGCCGTCTGGGCCGTACAAAGGATGCGCATCCCTGCGGTTGTCACGACGCCGTCAACTGTGATCAGTCCGCCCGTGGTCAAGTCCACGTTCGTGGCCGCAAGCAGACGGCAGTTCAACTTTGCCGAACCGATGGTCGTCTGCGCATCGGTCAGGCCGCTGGTCGCAACTGTTGTCGGTTTTCCGGTAAGACTGCCCCACGGGAAAACGCCTCCTGCCGTAACGATCTTGTTCCAGACCATCGGGTCTGTGCCAAGCACGTTGGGGGATTTGAACGCGGTAGCCCATTGCGTGCCGCCGTTTACCGTACCTCGCGATATGGGCACAATCGCACCCCACAGCTCCACCGAAGCATCCGCATCGGTCGCCCGCGTCCAAGATCCTGCGGCGGCGATATAGATGCCGTTCTCGGACGTGGTCGTTTGCCAAGGCAGAAGCACACGGTCCCCCGCAATCGCCAGCACGCCATCGACGGTGATCAGCCCGCCTGTCGTAACGTCGATGTTCACGGTCGCAGCCATCCTGCAAATCTGCTTGAAACCCGCCTGCGCCATGTAGGTCAGGTCAAGCCCGGTGATCGTGTTGCTGCCCGCCACGATGGTCTTGTTCGTCAACGCTTGGACGCCTGTAAGCGTCACTGCGTCCGCAATGGCATAGTCTGCGACTGTCGTGGGCTTGCCCGTGATCGCGGTCCATGGCGGCTGCTCGGTCAGATAAGTGCCGGGCACTACCGCCAGCGCGTTGATGTAATTGGTCACGCCGTTGCCGGGTGAGTTCGGGCCGATCTTGACCGTCGATCTGCCATCATAGGCAATCATGGTCGTGCAGTTCTGCGCCGAGTTGCCCATGATCATTGTGGCCGTGTCGCCAGCCGTCGTAGACGTGGTGCCGCTCAGGTCGATGGCAATCGAGTGGCCGTCAAAGACGTTGTCGGCGATGACGACGCCTTTGGAGGTGCCGGTGGCGTTGCCCATCCTGACGCCAGAGCGGGCGCTATCACCCACGAAGGTATTGCCGACAATTGCCGCCACGTTCAGCGCATCGTAGCCGATCTGGCCGATGCCAAAGGCGCCTTCGAGTGAACCGCGATTGTTCAACTCAAAATGGTTGCCCGTGACCTTTGCATTCGATGTGCCTTGGTCGAGGGTCATACCCTCCAGCCCGTTCTGCTTGAACGTGTTACCAATGGAAGTGAGACCTACAACCCCCGCGTTTGACCATCCTACGCCGTCGTTGTTGTCAAAGGTGCAGCCGATCGCACTCAGGCTTGTTGTCGTAAGCGCGCTGGTCCCGTCATAGGCCCCGGCCAGCCCATTCTTCGGGCTGCCGGTAAAGCGCGTGCTGGTGATCTTCGCATCCGGGCCGTAGACAAACAGCAAGGTCGTATCGACCGTGTTGATGGATTTCTGCCCGTCGAGTGTAGGACCGTCCATCTTGAAGTTGGCCCCGAGGACTTTCAGCAGAACAGCCCCGGTATTGGCACCCTTCAGGATGCGCCCATTGCCAATGATCCTGATATTATCCTGCCCGACATCGACGTTGACAGTAGTATCGCAGCGCCAGACCCCGCCCGAGGTATCAAGCTTTCCACCGCCCAAAGAGGCGAGGTAATTGATCGCCTGCTTGAAAAGCGCAGAACAGGTCACTGCTCCGGTCTTGTCCGCGCCCCAGTGCGACAGGTGCGGTTCATAGGGCACCCACCCGGCCAGATCGCTAATCGCGGTACCTGTGCCGATGAACAGATAGCTGAATCCGCCCGCATCGGCGCGCGCCCCTGTCGTCGGCGTGTGGCTCGCAGCCCAAGTGACCAGATCCGCACGCGCCGCAAAGGTCAGCAGCGGGGTGGCGGTTTGCTCGGCCCGGATGGTCTTGATCGTGAAGACGATCTGCGCGCCCAGCTGCCAGGGCTGCACCGGGGTGATGGTGGCCCCGCTCAGCGTATAGGTGCCGCGCAGCTGGCGCACGCCGTCGATATAGACACTCAGCGCCTCGGGCGAGGCCGGGACAGCGGGCAGCACATAGGGCGTGCGCAGGCCATCGCCGATCCATGGGTAATCGCGCTCGCCCACGGCACCTGCCGCATTCATCGCCAGGGCGGCGGCCAGGTCCGCCACGCCGGCGATATCGGCGGCACTCGGGCCAGGGATGAAACCCGCCGCATCGCTCCACATCACGGCATGGCCGTCCAGCACCTGGGCGGGCGGGATCGGCTGGCCGGTCAGGCGCAAGGACCGCTCCACCTGGGCAGCGGCCTCCTGGTCGATCTCGATCATGCGGTCCAGCTGGGCCGCGATCGCCACCTCACGCGTGTTCGGGCGCGGGGTCCAACCCTGCTCGATGGCCGTGGCGCGGGTGATGGTCAGCGCGGCCCCGGCAAAAGCCTCGGCCGTGGCGGGGGCCAGCGTGACAAAACCTGTGTCCGCGCTGGACGTGGGCGATACCGTATATTCCGCTGCCGTCAGACCGAACCACTGCCCGCCCTGCAGGATGCGCAGCGACAGGCTACTCTCCTCATACGGCCAGCCCAGTGGATAGGGGCCTGCGCCCGCGATGGTGAATGTGGCAAGGGGGGTTGCGGCATCGACGGTCACTGGGCTTGCCTCCGAAACATTCGAAAGGTGGGGCAAGCGGTAAGGTCGGAAGGGGCCTTGGGTGCGCAGCGGGCCTGCATGCGCGAAGGCTGGGGGTCGTTAACGCGATTTCTACAGCATCTTGCGATGCGGTTCTAGGGGGAAGGTGGAATCGCATCGCGCAATTGGGCTACTGCACGTCTTTGCCCATGCTGACCGCCTGCATCCGTTTCACCTCGGCGCAGGCGCTGGCCCGGAAATGTTCCATGGCGTCGATCAGGCCAAGAACCATATGTTCGACATGGGCATCCCGCAGCCCCATCTGGTCAAGCACCTGGCGCAAAGCGAACTCGCATCCCTCTTGGGAATAAAGCGCGTCCTGCGCCGCCTCGGCGCTGTTGAAGATCGCTTGCATGGGGTCAAGCATGGGCCTGCCCTCCGATCAGGTTAAAGGGCACGACCAGGCCGCGCACCTGTCGGTTCATCAGGCTGCGCGACGTACTGCCCGGTTCAACCCCCGCCAAGGCCCGCAGCGCCCCGTAATGCACACCGCCGCCCCAGCGGGTGCCGTTGAAGATCTCGGCGGAGTTCGACACGAACAGACCCTCTTCCACCACGCGCAAACCCAAGGGGGAAAGCTGATCGTCCGCGCCACTGTCGCCCAACAGGGTCAGCGCCAGCCGCACAGGCAGATGACCCTCAAGCCAGTCGAGGCAGGCCCGCCCCTCCTCCGGGTCAATCGCCAGTCGGGCGGTCTTGGTCGTTGCCGCGTTCAACGGAGGCAAGGGCGACAGGGACCACATGCGCCGCCCGGCATTGGTGCCGCCCAAGATGCGCGCCTCCCGGATCAGGGCCAGCCAGTCGCGCGGCCCCATGGCTTCATCGCCCGCATCTGGCGCAGGTTCAGGCTCACGGACCGGGGTCAGGTCGTACCGCCCAGTGCGCCGGATCGCAGGCAGCACCTCGGCGGTGATCCATTTGCGGAAGCGACGGGCGGCTTCCTTGCGGCTGGTCAGGACGAGGGCGTAAAGGCCGCTTTCGGAAATGAGGTTTGTCGGGCGGTGGTTACCCTCAATCTGGCTTAGGGTAACCTCGTCCTCGTCCAGCCCTTTCAGGGCCATGCTAGTGTTCGAATGTTCCAGCACCCGGCAAATGTCCGCTGCCACGAACCACGGGTCTTCGCCGCGCATGATGACGCGGACGGCTTGTTCTTCGAAATCAAAGGGAATGATGCTCACAGCGCACTCCTACAGGTTTGAATAAACCCGGGGTCCGCTTCCAAACGGGTGCCCGGGCAACGATGGGTTGGAAGACCGGCTGTAGGACCGGCGCCGCTTTCGCGGCCCCATCGCGCCCGGACATAGCAAAGCCGCGCAAACGGCGCGGCTTGTGGGCGCCTACAGATTTCCGGGCTTCCATCCCCGGCAGGCCCGTGTCTGACCTGCCCGATCAAAATGGCCCGGAAGAAAGAACTTGTCAAGTCTGGGCGAATCGCCCGAGGGTTGAAGCAAATTTGGGCGGGAGCCGGATATTGATGAATTTGGTTAAGAGCGTGGCCGGCATTATAGCGGCAATACTTGGTTGGATACTTCTTCGGCTGATCATGAAGGGTTTGATTGTAGGTTTGGCACGGGGTGCACGTGGTCTGAACTTCGGCCAGATAATGGTCAGTGGGTTCTTCTTGGCAGTTGGCGCTATCCCACTTTGGGCACTGCATATGGGACTAAAGGAACGGCGGCGGCGGGGGCAAGTTTCGTCCGCCGACCAAGCAAAGGTCGAGCTTTCTTTCCTCGCGCTTTTTATCTCTGGCGATGCTCTGATGTTTGGTGGGTTGGCCCTGTCTGCCATTGGTATTCGTCCCACCGTGCTCGGTGACGATATGCCGATGTGGGCGCTTGGCGGGTTGATGATGTTTGCCGTTCTGCCCCTTGCAGCAATCTACTTTTTTGCACGCGGTCGCTGATCACTGCCCCAGCGCGTTCCCCAGATCGGGCGCGCGGCTGGGCACGTTCTGGCCATGCGGCCACCAGGGGCGAGTTCCGTAATCCTTGGCATGTCTGGCCTCGGCATCCCTCCAGGACTGTTGCGCCTGTGGGTCAAGCTGAAGCTGCAAGTTGTCGGATACAAGCCGATCCCAGGCCGTGGCGATGGCCCAGTGCGACGACGTGATAGGCATATAGCGGCGAAGCAGATCCACCATATCCCGCCCGACGTGGGTCGGCTTGCCGTTTGCCGCAGCTGCTGCATTCGAACCGACACGGGTGACCACATCGTTCAGCATCGCAGCGCCCGGCCCCATCGCGGTGCCAAGGGGGCCAAGCCCGACGCGGCTGGTGGACGAGGCGAAGAAGTCGCCAAAGATCCCGATACCGCCGCCTTTGACCAGCGCAGCCAGCCAGAACTTGCTGTCGTTCATTGGGCGCGGGTCATTGCCTTTCGAGATTTCGTTCATCTGGATGTTTAGCGCGCTCATCAGGGTTAGCGCGGCCGGTACCATGGTAAGGTAACCGGCCTTGGCGCTGGCGCCCTGGATGCGCGACAGCTGGTCGATCTGCTTCATCATCAGCGACAGGGTGTAAGTCTTGTAGGTCAGGGCACTGCGCATGAATTCGCCCGGGATCGTGCCAGGCTTGCCGCCGCTCAGCGCTGCGCGGCCTTTGAGCGAGGCCGAAGGCACCGCTGCCTCAACCTCATCCTCGACCCCGGCCATCAGGCGCATCGCCAGTTCCTGCGCCTGCGCGCGGAAGGGGTCGCCGGGCGGGGCCTTGCTTTCCAGCCAGTAGCTCGGGCTGATGAAGCGGGCGCCATTGTCCGCCACGAAGTGATGCGCCGGGTCGCGCAGCAAATCCCAGTCGGCCGGCGTGATGCCGCGCAGGCGCAGGGTTGCGGCCATCGGCGGCGGCAACTGGTCAAAGCTTTTGCCCGCCTCGCGCGCAAGCCAGGCCGAATGTTCCATCCGCACGGCCGTGCGCACGATATCCGTCCAGGCCGAAAGCCCGGTCGATCGCATGGTGATATGGGCCAGCCGCTGGGGGATGCCGTTGGCAATGCTCTCGCCGGTCCAGCGCGCGGCACCGGAGGCGCTTTCCATCAGCGCATCCATGATGTGCCCCATCTGGGCGGCCTGTTCGCGGTAGCCTGGGCTGGCCACCAGTTTGACAAAACGGCCCAGGGTGTTCAGCGGGTGCATGCCGGCGACGAAAGAGGCGGTGGCCGTAGTCACCAGATCGGAAGGGGCCGACAGCGCGGCACGGCCCAGCTGCGCCGCAACCAGCCAGGACCGCTGGCCCGAAAAGAAATTGGCCATCGCGGCATTTTCCGGCACATTCGCCTCGCCGGTCAGCAGCGCCAGGCGCGCGCGGTTGCGGGTGGCGGCGGTGCGGACTTGCTCGGTCATCTTCGCGCCCGCCTTGGGATCGGTCAGGGTCAGATCTGCGGCGCGCTTCTCGGCCGACTGGATGGCAAACTCCAGTCCTGCGCGCGGGCTTGGGCCCAGAACGCGCATCAGGGCCACGTCGTTCGACATGCCCTGCAGGCCCTGCATCATCGCGGTGAAAGGATCTGTGTTGCCGTAGCCTTCGTTATATTTCAGCCAGGCGTCCCCGTCCTTGAAGTGCAGAACCCGGGCTTCCGCATTCTGATTGTACAGCGCCTTGCCCCCCACGGCGAAGGAAGGTTCGCGGGTATCCCAGCCGCGGGTGATGATGCCGTCATAGATGCCCTTCAGAAACTCCATCCCCACCGCACGGTTCGGGCGGCCGCCTTGACTGGCAAAGGGCTTGCCGGTCTTGAAGTTGTCGATCCGGCTCCAGTCCAGCAAATCGAAGATATCCTTGCCCCACTGGTCGAAGCCGACCTTCAGCAGGGCTTTGCGGTCATGGGAATGGGTCAGGCCATGATCGGCCAGAAAACCGATATCCCCGCCCAGCTCGTTGAAGCTTTGGCGCAGGAATTCCTTGGCCGCGCGGTAGCCTTCGGCCCCGGCTTTGGCCAGCGCGTCGCCGGTGTCCTGCCCGTGCATTTCGCGGATGAAGTTCAGGAAACTCGGCAGGTTCGTCGTGTTGCCCGCCACGCCGGCATGGTAGGCGTCCAGCGCCTGTTTCATCAGGCTCCCGGCGTGGCGGTGCAACGCCTGTGCATAGGTGCGCACCGAGGGGCCGGTGTAGCCCGATCGCGCCCAGGGCTCCAGCGTGGCCCCGATCGCGGTGACGGGGTCCTTTACGGTGTCGATGGCGGTGCCCAGCTCGCGGGCCACACGGACCTGGTTCATCGCGGCGTGATAGCGTTTGCGGGCACTGGCGCGGATCACGGCCTTCATATCAGTCAAGGCGGCCAGTTCGGCATTCGCCTCCGTCATGCCTTGCAGGCGCATGTAATCCGCCTTCAGCTTGTCGAACTGTTCGGTGGCGGCACTGGCGCGGTCGCGGTTCAGCTCGCCCCCGGCGACGGCATTGGCCAGACAGGTTTCGATCCCCATCACGCGGCTCCTTTCGGGTTGCAAGCTTCGATCACATCGGCCAGGCGCATGTCCTCCTCGATGTCAGCCATGAGGTCAGACAGATGCACGCCCGGCGATTTCTCGTCCGTGCGGATGACCAGATCGGCCCAGGGCTCTTTGGGAAGCGCGGGCGGTATCAGTCCTTGGGCGGGTTCGGGTGCTTGGCCAGGTACTGCGCCACCAGGTCCCGCCCCATCGGCGACGGCTCCGGGTCGCTGGTTTCCACCCGGCTGTACATCATAGCGAGTGTTTCCGAGGGCGTTTTCGCCGGCGCGATCGGTGATGCGCTGGGGTTGACCGAAGGCGCCGTTGTTGTCGATTTCAGCATAGCCATCTGCGGCTCCTTTTATCTTCAGCTCATGATAGGTCAGCGAAGGCTTGCTGCCAACCATGTCGAGGTATTCCGGGGGAATGATGCGGCCCGTTGCGGCGAACCGCCCGATCATGCGCCGGTAGGCGTTCTCGGGGGTCACGGCCATGTTCACGACGGAAACACGGTAACCACCCTTCCGATATAGGGCGATGACCTTTTCGATGGAAGCGAAAGTTTCGCCGACCTTCGGCAAAACGACATTTGTGCCACGATGGATCATGACACTCTGCAGATCTTTGGTCAGGGCAGAGCTTTCCTCATGGACCGCAGACGCCCCTACGCCGCCATCAAATTCCGGCAAGCTCTTCTTGATCTCGTCACTGTCGATGATCGCGGCCCCGCGCGCGATCGCGATGTCGTTGGCAATCGTCGATTTTCCGGCGGCCGGGGGGCCCAGAACGATGACAAGCTCACGGTGGCGCTTCACCGGCACCGGCACCTGTCCGGTTTCACGCCATGCCAGTTCATCAGCCTGCTTTTCCCAGGCGGCCATGGCATTGACCGTGCCGCGGATCTCCTGCCCGTCCATCTTGTAAAGCCGATTGGTGTGCCATTCCGCGCTGTTGTATCCGGGTGCCAGATCTGTCTGGGGGCGCGCCTTCATCTCTTCCAGCGCCTTGATGACGGCAGGATGATTGTCCAGCTCTGCCCGGGGCGCGCCCTGGGCGATAAGGGCTTGCAGCTCCTCGATCGAGCCCGGGGCCGCGGGCTCCGGTGCGGGCGCGGTCGAGAGCTGCTCCTTCAGCAGCGCATCGCCTTGTTCGGCCTCAGGACTGGCGGCGCCCTTGTCATAGCCTTCCTGCGGGAACTCGGTGCGGATCGGCGTGGCGTCAACTGGATCGGCGGCGGGCATGACGCTGCGCGGCTGGCCCAGGTCGGCGGGCAGATCGGCAAAGCCCTTGGGGTCCACGGCCTTCAGAATGTCTTGCGCGGTCGCAGCCAGCATGGTGTCGGTGGCGCCGGATTTGCGCGCCTCTTCGGCATAGCGGGTCAGGAATCCCCCGATCGTCTTGGCGGGCAGGACATTGCCATCATTCCAGAACTTGCGGGTCAGCGCTTCGGTCAGGGGCGAAGTGGCGCCGGTCAGCATGTCGGCTTGCGCCAGCAGATCGTTCAGCGCGGCATCGACCGGGATGCCATCACGGGCGGCGATGTCGCGGGCGGCGGCGATGGTGCGCACCGCATCCATGACAAAGCCGCTGATATCCATTTCCGGGCGCACACGGCCCGCCTCGATCTCGGCCTTCAACGTGGCGAAATAGGGGGCGGAGATCTCCAGCCCGTCCAGCAGCGATTTCATCGCACCGGCATCTGTCTCGGCATAGCGGGCCAGGATGTCGGCATCGGACCAGGCGCGCGCAAAGAGGGCGGCTTTCATGTTCATCTGGCCCAGCTTGTTCAGCCCGCCTGTGGCCTCGAACATGGCATTGCGGGCAGATGCCGGGACGGTTTCCAGCGCCCCCTTCAACCAGATCGCGTTGGCCGGGTCGGTCATCGGCTTGGCCGGATCAAAGCCTGCCATGCGTTCGGGCGTCATCCGCTTTGCGGCGGCGCTGGCCACCTCAGTGGGCGTCATGGCCGCCACGCCGCTGTTCTGGGCATCCACTACCATCTGCACACGCTGCGGATGGGTCAGCTCCGACGTGCGCCGCGCGACCAGAACCGGGGTCTGAACGCCTTCCGGGATCTTGTAGCCCGCCGCCTCGATCTGCTGGCGATAGGCGGCCGCGCGGTCAGGATGCTCGGCATAGGCGCGCTGGATCGCTGCAAACCGGCCATTGCCGCTTTCGATGATATTGTCCGGCCCTACGATCGGCGCCCCGGTCGAGGCATCGGGCGAGGGCATCAACCGGGCGGGATCGAGGCGCGCGGCCGTATCGGCAATCCAGGCATCCGATGCGATGCGGGTGCGGTCGCGCGGTTGCAGATCTCCACTGGCCCGGATCAGGCTGGCGGCGTCCACCACCTCATATTGCACATTGATCCGCATGTTGTCGCCAACCGAAACCTGCCCCTCTTGGGTATAGCCGCGGCTGGTGCGATAGCCGGTAAAGCGCGGTGCGGCATCGGCCCCCAGTACGGCATCGGCAACATCACCGCCCAGCACGCGCCCGAAGGCATCGGTGTTGGTCAGCGCATTGTTCAGCCCGTCGCCGGCATAAAAGGACCGGCCTGCGTTCTGGCCATCCATCACAGGCAGGCTGGCCCATTCCTGCGCCAGACGGTTGCCGAATTCGGTATCGCTCAGCTGGCCGGCGCGCCAGGCATCCAGACCGTGCCGGCGCATCAGTTGCACGGCCATGCGCTTTTGCAGGGTCGGGTCGAAAAGCTCGGTTCCATTCAGGCCCATCTCGGCCTTCAGGTCTGACAAGGTTCCTTTGATGATCTGGAATTGCCCGGCTGCACTGCTTCTTGCGCCAGCTGCGGTATTGGCCTGTTGCCAGGCCAGAACCTCATCAACGGTCATCTGGGTCAGCGGTTTCGGCGGTACCACGACGATGCCCGAATAGGCCTGATCATAGCCTTGCGGGGCCTCCAGTCGGCCGACAAAGGACAGAAGGTTGTCGATCGCGGGATCTGCCTCTGCGGCCAGCTGCGGGTTTGGGCGCAGCGCCGCGCCTGACGCGGTATCCCCGGTCAGGTTTGCCGCAGCACCGTCGATCTGGGCGCGGCCCTGCAGCGGCGTGGTGCCATCCGGCTTTGCCCGTCCCGTCAGATAATCCGCAGCTGCGCGGATCGCGGGGGCACGGTCTGCCGCCGAACGCGCCCCCGTCACCAGTTTCATCACGGCGGGCGGCAACAGGTGCAGACCGACGCCCAGGACCGCGTTGATCCCGGCCGCCTCGCCAACGGCCAGGGCGCTTTCGCCTGTCATCATCGGGGCATCGCCGGTCTTGGCGCGCATGGCGTTCTGATCCGCCACGTCCAAAGTACCCTGCCCGGCCCCGATCAAGGCTTGGCCTGCGGCCATCCGCGCCAGGCCGACCTCCGGGCCCGCAAACAGGTTCAGCGGCAAGGCCAGCACGCTGGAGGGTCGCGTGGCGAATTCGGCCAGGCCGGCGGCCGTGCGTGCGCCCCACTGGTCATTGGGCTGGTTGGCCAGCGTGGCGTTCAGCTCGTCCTGTTGGGCCTTGATCTGGCGGCCCAGGGCGGCGTCGAATTCCTCGGGCGTGCCAGGCAGGCCCGCAAGGGCGTGGTGATCCTCTTTGCGGGCGGCGGTGACGGTCGACAACAGGCGCGCCTTGCGCCAGTCTTCGGGGTTGACCACGGGTATCGCATGGCCGCCGCGTGGCTGGATCGCGGGCGGCACGCTACCGGAAATTCCGGCCTGCCGTTCCATCTGGTCCAGATAGTCCGATGTGACACCCTGTCCCCAGGATGCGCCGCCCACACGGCTGGGCAGGCGGTTCAGCTTGAATTGCGCCGCAAAGCTTTCCGACCAGCTGGGCACCGGTGCCGTCTGGCCGGGGCGGTCGGGCGGATTGGCGGCGTCGGCTTCGGGCAAATACCAGGTCATGGCGCGCCCCCCAAAAGGCCGGGATGCCGGGCATCGCCGACCAGGCGGAATTCATAGGGCTTGCCCGGTGCCACTTCGGGCGTCTGGCCATTGTCCGCGACAAAGCGGTACAGGTCGTTGCCCACCGCTTCGATATGCATGGTCGCCAGATCATCGGGCGGCAGGGGGTGGCCGTCCAGCATCGGCGGCCCGCCCTGGGTCGAAATGGTCCCAAGGACTTTCTCCACCGCAGCGGCGTCCGACGATGTCAGATTGCCCAGCACGCTTTCGACGCTGCCAGCCTCGACGCCCATGGGCAGCGGGGTCAGATATCCTGCGATGGTCTGCACACCGCCCCGTGCATCGCGACCGTCAAAGGTGCCGGTGCCGCCCAAAACCTCATGCAGCGCCTGCTTGTAGATCTCGCCGTCGAAACTTGCCTTGGGGTCGCCGATGCGTGCGGCATAAAGCCCGTCTGCGGCGGCGTAGATTTCCTTCTGCAGAACCTCGCCCCCCATGTCGGAAATCACCTTGCCCATCTGGTCAAAGCCTGCGGTCAGGCGATCTGCGACCGGCGGCATGACGATGTTGTCGGCCTTGATCCGGCTTTGGCCCCGAAAGATCTCGGTGACCAGCGCCGGCGTGCCGCCATGCGCCACAAGGCCGGCGCTCCAGGCAAAGGTCGGGTCGTTGGTTATGCCAGACGCCCCCGCCATGCCAAGGGTGCCGCCAATGGCCTGCGCCAGCTGGGTGCGCTGGCGCGGGTCAGCATCCGGCCCCGCAAGCGCCTTGATCTGGGCCTGCTCGTCCAGCGTCAGGGGGGCGGCCTTGACGCCCTCGGTGGCCGACAGATGGGCGGCATCGGTTACGCGCGCGGCCAGCGCCGGGCCCAGATCGGCGATATGGGCGGGGTCCAGCGGCAAGGGGGCAAAGCCCTGCCCATTGCTTTGGGCAAAGGCGGCCGCATCGCGGGTCAGTGCGGCCGCCTTGTCGGCCCGGCGCTTCTGCAAAAGCTCCAGCGTGTCGGCTTGATAGCCTTCGGTCATGGGCTTGGCCTTTTGGGCGGCAATGGCGGCGTCCAGCTCGGGCAAGGACATCTGCGCCACGGTTGGCATCGCATCGACCAAGGCGACGGCGGCCTTGGCCTGCGCCACCCGGGCCGGGTCGGCATTGGCGGCAAAGTTGGGGTCGGTCAAAAGGCTGCGGCTGGCCGGCGAAATTCCCTTGCCCGACAGGCTGATGATGCCGTCCAGCTGGTCGTTGTTCGCCTTCATCAGTTGGGCATTCTGGCGGTTGGCTTCCCTTTGGGCAGCCTTGGCATTTTGGGCCAATCTGGCGCGGGCCGTCGCGATGTAGTCGCCCCGCTTGTCGCCCAACGCCGCGTAGGGGCTGTCTTTGGCATCGTTTTCGGCAAGGAACGCCGCCGGGTCTTTGGCGATGGCATCCGTGGCGCGCTGGCCATACAAGTCCTGATCCGCCGCCACCTTCAGCTTTGCTATCTCGGCAGGGTCGTATCCCGGCTTTCCGGCCAAGGCGTCGATGCCCTTCATTTTTGCCTCGCGCAAGGCCTGAAACGTCGCCGGGTCAGACCCGGGCACCATTGCCGCGATCTGCGCACTTTGCGTCGTATAGGCGGCCACCTGCTGGCTCTGCCGAAGCCTAAGGATGTTGCCGCTCAAATCGACCGCGTGTTTGGTGGTCAGTTCTTTAAAATTCAGCGCCAGCTGGGTGCGGACCTGCGGTTCCATATTGGGGTCGGAAAAATACTTCTGTTGGAAATCCGCCTCATATTTGGCCCACGCAGGACCCACCGCTGCGGGATCGGCAAGCTGATCGACCTCCTGCCGGGCCAGCGCCATATCCTTGGTCATGTCCAGCGTCGTGTTTTGCACGATGACGGCATTGTCCTCGGTCTTCCACTTCTGCCCGACATCGGCCATCTTCTGGCCGAAATCCGAGATGATCGCCCCGCTCTGCGGCGTGGCCACGGGGGTGTTGCTGGCGGCGCGGCCGCCGATGGTGCCCGCTTGCGGAACAAAGATCGGCATCAGCCTGCCCCTGCCAAGCTGGTGGTGCTGTCCTTAAAGAAGCCGGGCCACAGGTCCGGGGCCTTGTCCAGGATGCCGCCGGCGGCACTGAAGACGCCCTTCAACATGCTCGAAACCCCTTGGCTGCGGGCATATTTCTGCTGGGCCGTCAGCTCGATCTGGCGGGCAGCTCCGTCCGACCGCGTGGCCTGGCTTTGGAAGGACATCTCGGCTGCGGCGGTCTGGCCCAGGGCGATGGCCGTCGGGCTGTCCAGGGTGACGCCGCGTGCGGCCAGATCGGCGCGTTGCTGGGCGATTTGGGCTGCGAACTGCGCCCGCTCGCGCGTGTCCTTGGTCGCGGTCAGCTGGGCTTCGGTCTGGGCTTGGGACTTCAGATAGGCTTCTTGCGTCTTGGCGGCATTCATCCCCTGCAGGCCCGAAGCCAAAGCACCGCCGACCGATACGATGGTGCCCAGGGTGGACAGCGTCCCTGCGGCGGCTGTTGCTGCAGCGGCGGTGCCTGCGGCAGCGGTGGCACCGGCGGCGGTGCCTGCGGCAGCGGTGGCACCGGCGGCGGTGGCCCCGCCCAATCCAAGGCCGGACAGGACCGGGCCCAAAGCTGTGATGACGGCAGGAACACACATCAGGCACCAGTCTCCTCGATCTCGGGCACAATGGCCGTGATGGTCAGCGGCGCGCCGCCGTCCGGGGTGATTTCCACGGCAACACCCATGGCCAGGCCGCTGGGCAGGGGCAGACGGGTGACGCCGCTGCGCTCGACCAGATCGCCCGCAAGTGCGGGCTGGGGCAGGATGAACTTGGCAGCACCCGACGCACGCTCGCCCATCAGGCCGCTTTCAATCATCTGGGCAAAACCCGCCATCGACCGGTAAACCCCCAGCGTCACGGTCGAGGTGCGCTTGTTGCGGCCCAGACTGTTGCCATCCGGGGCTGCGGCCTGAATATCCAGCGTGCGGGCGCGGTGGGTGGCATCCAAAAGGCCGATGATGGCATGGGTCAAGGTTTCCTCGGTGGTCACCATGCCCTCAGCGGAAACCATCAGCGGGCCGATGGTGGCTGCACCCGTCCAGACATGGACCTGTTGGCCCGGCAGATGCGGCACCGGGAATTCATTGGTCGGGCTGTCAGGGGCAAAGCGCAGGGCGTTGTAAAGATGGCAGGCTTCGTAAGTCTCGACACTGTCGGGCTGCGAAATCCAGGTCGGGGCCAGCTCCTCGATCGACCGCGTGGTGATGCCTGCAAAGGTGCGGCTGACCACAAGGGTCAGGATATCGCGCTTGCCGGTCGGGTCGGGCGACATGGCCAGGCTTTCGACAAAGCCGCCGGCCAGCGGGATGGTGGCCCAGCCCAGCACCTCTTCACTTTCGTCATAGATCATTGCGACAAGATCCCCATTGCCGCGCCGCAGCCAGGCGATGGGTTCGGGCGCACCCTGCCAGACGATCTGTTCAAACTGTTCTTCGCCCAGATGCTGGGCCGCGCGCGACAGGTTGCGCACCTCATTGGCATCGGACTGCAGGTTATAGGCCACCATCATCACCCGGCGCTTGTCGCGGCTGATGAAGATCGGGTTACCCGCAGGCGCCACGGGCCGCGCCGGGCAGGACCCGACAGATCCGTCCAGCCCAAAGACGGCGGTGGTTGGCCCGATGGCGGCCGCCCGGCTTTCCGAACGGCTGGAATATTCCTCGCCCAGGGCAAAGATATGCAGACCTGCGCGGCCGCGCTGGATATTGATCACGCGGTTGATGCTGCCTGTCCCGGCGATCGTATAGGCGAAGCTGCCATCCGCCTCGGTCGAGGGCTTGAAGTCGGCAAAATCCCCGATTGCAGAAAACCAGATCGTGCGCGGTTCGGATGGCGTGGCGGCGCCGACCAGGCGTTGGTCGTACAGCTCCAGCGCGGAGGGATAGCCGTAAACATCCGACCAGGCCCCCTCGCTCCAGCGGTAGGTTGCAAGGCCGGTCAGCGCGGGCGACAGGGGGCGCAGCACGGTGGCAGCAGCATGGGTCGCATCGGTCACGGCGGTGATCCGCACCACGCCGGTGCCATCCGACAGCCATTGCCATGTGATCCCGGGGCTGGTCATCGCCTCGCCCTCTGTATGGATGGGCGGGCTGTTTCCGGTTCGGGTGCCTGCGGTCAGCGCATAGTAATTGTCGCCATAGCGGCGCATGTCGCCGACACTGATGCCATCATCGGTCTGCCACACCGGCACGATATTGTCCTGCGACGGCAGGATCTCGATCAGTGAACCCACATGCGCTGCGGTGAACAGATCCGCGCTGGCAACCAGGTTGATCGTCCCGCTGGCCCCCGAAGGCGTCAGCGTGCGGATCACGTCCAGGTTCTGCACGCGGAACGGGCCAAGATCATAGACCTGCGGCGTGATGGTCCAGTGATCCAGGGCCAGCCGGGACAGGCGCTGCACCGGGTGGATGCCATCGACCAGATAGATCACATCGGCGGACTGGACCCAGCGCAGGCTGGGCAGGGCATCGGCCCCGAAGGGCGTGGCCAGTTCGTAAGGCAGGCCCGCCACCTGGATCAGTGCGCCATAACGCCAGACCCGCATCAGATTGGCGGTGAATTCCAGGATCAGCGCATCATCGGCGGCAAACTGAAAGGGGATCAGAACCGCCGGCGCATTGTCCTTGGTCTGGCCGCGATACCAGGTGCCGGGGGCGCGGGTGAAGCCGCCCTGCGCCAGGGGCAGAAAGCCGGTGCATTTGGCAAGGCCCGTCTGAAACCGCTGGTAATCGAAGCGGTTGTGCATCAACGGGTCGATCTCGCCCGAAGAAAAGGCGACCTGTGGCGGGCGGGTCCGGCTCACCGTGTGGCCTCGGTCGCCCAATCGCCCATGTCGGGCTGATCGTCATAGCGGGTTGAACTGGCCTGCGTTGCATCCTGGGCAGAGGCCGCTGCCAGCCGGTCGCGGGCCATGGCCTCGATCCGGTCCAGCTTCGCACCCGTCAGGCCAAAGCGCGGGCCGAGAAGGCTGGCCATATGCAGGGCAACGGCAGTCTGGAAATTGGCCGGCAGTTGCACCTCGTTCGTGATCATCCGGGTATAGCGGATCTTCAGCGGGCCGGATGTGTCGCTGCGGATACCCTCTGCATCGCGGCGCCAGGCCACGGCACCATACCCATCCTTCAGCTCTTGGATGCGGATAATCCCATCAGGCAGATTGAAGAAATAGGGCATGTCGGGATCATCGCCGCCGGTCACCGGCAGCACCGCCTGCGGCAGGCTGCGGAAGGTGCTGGCAAAGGCCCAGTCGGTAAACTCCAGACAGGTGCGCAGGGCTACGGGATAAGTCTCGGCCGCAAGGCGCGCCTCGTCGCTGTCCTCGGCAAAGCTGGAAATGGGCGAGGCCTCCATGAACCTGAAGGCCTGCGAAACGATGGTGCTGGTGGCGATGGGTGGCGTCGGCATCGGGCATCCCTACAGTTTTGGCCTGCGGTTCAGATCAGCCGGGGCCTGATGCGGCCCCGGCCTCGTCGCGCGGATCAGCTGTGCCAGCGATAGTGGATCTCGAACTTCATGCTGCCCGCGCCGGTCGCGGCGGCAGGGGCATATTGGTACAGGTCGATCATGTTGCTGGCCGGGGGGGCGGTCATGCCCAGCTGCTGCCACAGCGGCAGGCCGTGGTTGGCATCGCCGATGGCGTTGGGCGTATGGGTGGCTTTCGCCGCGTTAACCAAGGCGGTCGGCGCGGACTTGGTGCCGATCTGAGTGGTGGCAAAGCCGGACCCTGCGGCCACAAAGGTGGTGTTGCTGCCAAGGATGGCGTCGGCGGGCACTGTGGCCAGCTTGTAAAGCGACCCAAGGCTGTCGGTGGCGCCATGGGTGACCGTGCCAGTGATGACATGGCCACGGCCATTGACCTTGGCGGGGTCAGGCGAAATCTGGTCGAAACGCGGGTTGGTGAAGAGGTCGGATTGCGAAAGGACAACGGCCATATCTGGCTCCTGAAGATGGGGGTGGATCGACGGCCGGGGCTGATCCCCGGCCGGAAGGTCACATCAGGGGGATGATCACGGAATGCAGGGGATGATGATGACGCCCTTGTCCTGCAGACGGACGCAGTCCGACCGCGCCCAGACACGCACCACGGGCTTGTTCTTCTTGGACGTGTCGCGCCAGACGTCGCCCTGAATATCCTCCCAGACGCCCCAGACGATGTTATTTTTCGACCAGACGGCGCAAAGCCAGTTGCCCGTGCTGTCCTTCGGCACCCGGTTCGAGACAATCCAGGTGATCCCCATCAGCGAGGTCGGTTTGCCCTCGACCAGCTGCATGATGTTGAATGCGTTCAGGGCGGTGCCGCTGGCCGCGGCAATCGCAATCAGATCATCGGCCTGTTTCGGGCTGATCAGGCAAAACAGCTTGTCGTCCTGTTCCATGCCAAATTCAGCCTGGTTCAGGGCCAACTTGGCCTGACGCAACTTGTCCAGCGTCATGCCGGTGCCGCCCACCGCCAACATCTGCGACCCGGGCAGCGCCACCGTGGTGCCGCCGCGCTTGCCCTCGATGGCGTTGCCATAGATCCCGCCATCGGTCACGGTGTAGATGCCATTCGATGCGTCGAAGGTAGTGCCGGTGATGATATCCATCGTGCCGCGCACGACCGAGGCCGTGAAATACTGGACCAGACGGCTGGTCGGGTCCTGCGTCATGTCAAGCTGGTCTTCGACGTCGATGATGCAGCCGTCTTCGATTTCCGCCGTACGGGTCAGCCAGCGCCGGAATGCGGTCGCGCGGTTGTCCACGTTGTCACGCGCCCGTTCGGTCGCACGCTGGTACTGCGACGCGCCCAGAAAGTCGGCGGCGCTCATCATTTCGCCGCTGCCTTGCACGCGGGTCACCAGATCCATCAGCGGGTTCTTCATCTGCTGCGCGACCATGGCGACGTTGTTCTGATAGGTAAGCCGGAAGTGCGGCTCAAGTGCTGTTGCGATGGGCATGGGGCCCTCCTTGAAAACTGACGATGGGATGTGAGTTTTCGGCAGGGGTGCCCGATCAATGCGGACCCGTCCTAAGCTTCCCCGATCCGGGGCCTCGCTCTGAAGGGCCGTGCTTTCCGGCTGTCATTGGGACCGGCAAACGCCGGGTGCCCCGCAAGGGGTAGTATTACGCGGGCCGAATCAGTCTAGCAAGTGGGTAAGAAAAAGATTGACAACGAAAAACTCCGCCTCTTTCCGGGCGGGGTTGCGGGCTTTGGGCTTTGGCGAAACAGGCTACTGAGTGGCAAGCCGCGTCAGCTGCTCGCGCCGGGGGGCCAGCGCTTTCAGCTTGTTCAGATCGCGGGCGATGAAAGCCTTGCCATATTCGCCGTCCGGGGCTTCGAACCGCGCCAGCTCGGCCTTGGCCTCGGCGGCCGTCATGCCCAGATTGCCACCGCTGCCCAGGCCCACGCCGCGATCTTCGCCCATGGCGGCCCCGATGGCCGCAAACAGCTTGATCACGCCTGCATCGCCGGTCTTGTCAGTCAAAAGCTGCGTGACCGAGGCCTGCTGTTCCGGGCCGATGCCGGCGGCCTGAAAGAACACGCCTGCGGCCTGCTGGGCTTGGGTGATCTTGGCCTGCATCTGGTCGCCGAAATCGCGCTGCAGGTCGGACATCATCGCCTCCCGCGCCTTGGTCATCCCCTCGGTCGAGGCGCGTTCCAGGCTCGCCATATGATCGGCGAACAGGCCGACATAGGCGCCATGCACATCGGGCGGCACACCGGCGTCAAAGGCGATCTTGCGGGCCTGCGCCTCCAGCTCGCCATTCCAGGCCAGATCCTTGGGCCAGCTTTCGGGTGGCTTGACCTCGTATCCTGTTTCATCGGCCGGCAGACCAAGGGTTGCGCCGTTGGCCTTCAGCCATTCGGTCAGCTTCTGCCCCTCGGCCGGGCGGTCCATGATGCTGTCAAGGCCCTTGCCGATGCGCTGTTCGGCAGACCGATGCCCCTTGATCACCTTGGGCAGGATCGACAGCGGGTCATCGGCCTGCAAGCCCCGCGCCTTCATCCAATCGCGTTCCTCGGCGGTAAAGGCCTCGCCCTCGTACCACTTGGGCGCGGGGGCATCGCCACCGGTAGGCGCTGCGGCAGGGGTCGTGGTGGCAGCGGCGGCGGCAGTCGTATCTGCGGCGGCATTTGCGGCGGGGTCAGACATCGGCATTCTCCATCAGTTCGTTCAACTCGGAAACGGTCAGCGACATCATGGCCAGAAGGGACAGCGCCAGATCGCGCCGCCCCGCTTCATAGGCCATGCGCGCAGGGTCCAGCAGCTCGGGCCCATCCGGCCCCGTGGGCTGGGCCGACAGAATGCCACCCAGCCGGATCAGATCATGCGCCAGCTGCGGCTCATGCGTGCGGACGGTAAACCACCGCTTGGCAACCTCGCCAGCGGCACCACGGGACGGGAACAGGGCGCGAAGAAAAGGCAGCTTGGTCCAGATCATGGCCGCCCCCCCTGCCCTTGCGCCGGCTGCAGCGCCTGCGCCGCACTGGCGGCGTCTTTCAAGGCCCCGGCGCCCTGTTGCATCGCCCCCATCGTAGCGGCCATCTGCTGCATCTGGTCGCGCTGCTGCGCCAGGGCATCGGCATCCTCACGCGACCGGAACATCTTGGCGGGTGCGCCACGGGCATCGCCCAGAACCTCGATCAAGCCATCCGGGTCGATCCGGTCGGCGATGCGCGGCTCGATCTGCATCAGGGGCGCAAGGTCCTGGATGACGCGCAGGGCGGCGTTGCCTTCGACAGACCGCTGGGCGGCAGCGGCGGCGGATTGGTAGACCACCTCCAGCGCGGCCCCGGCCATGCCATCGGGCGGCGGCGGGATCTGCCCGGCCCGCCACAACAGGGCAAAGCGGCGGCTGATCTTCGGGGCCAGAAACTCTTGCTGGACGCGGCCCTGGTGCGGGGCCCACAGGCGCTGGCGTTCTTCCGTGATCGTCATCACCTCAGTTGCGGTCATGCCGGTGCGCCCGGCCAGCGACATCAGGCTGTAATGGAAGGCGTCCTTGATCTCTTCCATCTTCAATTGGCGGTCCTGCAGGGTCAGGTTGATCTGGCCGGTAATGTCCAGCGGGCGCAGCATCTGATTGCCCTGCATGTTCAGCCCGCCATAGACCACTTGGCCGGGCCGGATCTTGCCATTCAGCGGCCAGTCCGACCGATCGGGGGCCAGCAAGGTCGGGTCAGCCGCCCGCTGTGCTGCCCGGATCGTGGCCATTTCCATCTGGTGATGAACCCGGGTCGAGGCCAGGGCGACATAGCCCGGCCCGATGCCATAGATCTGCCCGCTGTCCACTTCCCACCGGGGGGCATAAAACGGCATTTCGTCGTAACCCGCCTCGCGCACCAGGCAGCGTTCGCATTCGGTCGTATAGCGCGACAGCCAGCGCTTGCCCTTGGGGCCGATGCGGCCGGGCTGGAAGGCATCGTTGGGGGTGACATGGTGGTAAAAGACGTGCTTGTCCTGTGCCCCGGCGCTGGCCTGTTCGGCAAACTTCTTCGGCAGGGCATCGGCCCCGAACATGCGCAGGGCAGCGGCGGGTTTCAGGTAGAACTTGCGCACAACCTCGCAAATCCGGCCCCAGCCGTCGATGTCATAGCAGATCTCGGCCAGACTGATCGTCACGTCCAGGATCTTCTTTTCGGCTGTGACCAGCTCGTCATACTGGGCGGCATTGCCAAAGGCCGACAGGTCGGAAAAGGCTTCCGTCGTCGCGCTGTAAAACGGGCTGATGCCGGGCATGAAACTGGCGAGCACCCGATCCGTCACCTTATCCATCCACAGGCGCGCGGGCTGATGGGCATTCAGATCCGGGTCATTGGTGCGAAAGCCGAACCAGCGGTTGGCCGGGTTGGTCAGCGTGCCGTAAAGGCCTGCGGCAAAGTTCGACTGCGCCATGATCGGGGCCGAAGACAGGGGCTTTTCCAGCACCCGTTCCGCCGAATTGGGCTGCATGAAGCCGCCACGCTGCGGGCGGATCAGCCGGGCGATATCCTCCCAGGTCGCCTCATGCGGGGCGCGGTCCTTCTTCATCTCGCTCCAGCGCCGGTCGGCATTGTCATGCGCCGGATCGTTGACGCGGGCGCCAGCGGGCTGGATCGTGGCGGGCTCATAGCTCACGATGCCACCCCGCCCATGGTGCTGGTGTAGGGAATGCCACTCGGCCCGGTCAGGATATCCGCCGCGGCCCCGGCCCGGCGCTTGCGCAGGCGGGCCTCCAGGTCAGACTGGGCAATGGCCTGGCTGTTGTCGATCGCAGCCACGGCCGGGCTTGGGATCTTGGGCTTGCTAAAGCACACGGGCTTGCTCCTCGACAGATGGGGTGCAAGCGGGGAAGATCCGGGCGTATTGGTGAAAAGCCGCCTGTCCGGTCGGGCCAAAACCGGGCATGGCACATTCATAGCCGAAACCCATGGCGCGGAGCAAGCCAGATGCACTCGGATGCTGCGCCCAGCTGCGCGCCTCGATCCGGTGGATGCCCCGCTCGGCACAATAGGCAGGCAGCGCCCGGCGGATCGTCACCGCCAGGCGCGCCAAAGGCAACCGCCAGGTCGCATGATCGCGGGCCAGCATCGCGGCCGCACCCACGCCAGCCTGCCCCGTGTGGGACAGACCAAAGACCGCAAAGGGCGTGCCCGCCCCGGTCAGCGCCACGAAAGAGGCCAACCGCAAAGGCTCCACCGCCCGCCATTCGGCAAACAGCGCCAGATGCCCGGTCACACCCCCGCGCACCAGCTGCACCTCCATCAAGTCAGCCACATCCAAAAGCTGCAGGACAGCCATGGCCGAAAGATCATCATAGGGGCGCAGCTGGATCATGGGTCAGGCTCCGATCTTTGCAGCCAGATCGCCGCGCCACCGCCGCTTGCCGGGCTGATAGCGATAGCCCACTTTTGGGCCAGGCACCCGGCGGATGACCAGATGCGTGGCGCTCATCCGGTGCACAGCCGAGTAGACCGATGCTTCGGTTGTGCCGCACAGGGTAGCGATCTCCGCATAGGTCCGCGTCCCGTCCACCAGCTGCGCCACCTGCGCCTTAAGCTCGCCCTTCCTCATGTCACACCGCCTCGTAGGTTGCGTCAAAAATATCTGACCGGCATGGGTAGATTTCCCCCTTCACGCCAGTCAGAAGCATATCGCCCCGGTTAAAACGCATGGTCCCCTCAAGCGTGGGGATCAAATAGCAGTTGTCATTTTCATGCGTGATCGGGTGCCCCTTGTATTCAAACGACCACGGCATCCCGTTGACAATGTTTCCGCCTGCGACAATGCCGAAGCGAACCAGCTCCTCGAAAGAGATCGCTTCGATCTCCACAGGCTTCTTGCGATATCGCGCCATCACGCAGCCTCCGCCTGCCGAATGGCAATCCGGGCCATCTGGCACCAGCTGTCCAGCGCGATGGAAATGCCCGGCCCGCCCACAGCCTCGACCCCGTCCAGGCGCAGGGTGACATAGCGGTTATTGTCTTCAATCGCCCGCCCGCCATCCTTGGCAAGCGCTTCGATCAGCGCATTCAGTCCGCTGATCGTGTTGCCCGCCTCGATCTGCGCAATCCGCGCCCGCAGATCATCCGGCGCGGCCTTCGGCGGGGCTGCTTCGGCCTGCGCCAGCGCAGCGGCCTCCATGTCAGCCTTGGCCTTGGCGTCAGCTTCGGCCTGCGCCAGCGCAGCCGCCTCCGCGTCAGCCTTCGCCTTGGCGTCGGCTTCGGCCTCAGCCGCTGCGTCAGTCCCCGTGCCTTCGGTCACTTTTGCCATCTCTTCACGCTCCATAGGGGTTCAAAACATCAAATCCGGTGTCCAGCCCACCGGCAGGCTCCGGGGGACGTGCCCCCCCATGCAGGCCCTGTCGGGCCGCCTTCCCTTGCGGGAAACTGATCGGGCTCACGCCACTGGCGCGATGCTCCGACAAAAGCAGGTATTGCAGCGCGTCCATGACGTTGGCCTCGGTCAGGCTCTTGTCGGGCACCTTGCGCTTGTCGCCATTGGCATCGACCTCGTCTTTCCAGACATACCGCGCCTCAAAGCCACGGATCAGCAGCTTGCAGCTTGGGTCGATGATCAGCCCGGGGCGGCCGCCGTCCAGGTACTCCAAGGGCGCCCGCACGGCCTCCAGGCGGGGCTGGATGCGGTTGGTGCCAATCTTCTGCGGCCGCACGCGAAAGCCCGCCGCCTGCGCCACCAGCTTGTTCCAGGTGGCGTTCTCATCCGCCGCCTGCGATGCGCCCTGCTCGCCCGCCATATCGCCCCAGGCGGCCTCAACCTCGACGCCCGGCCAGCGGGTTTCCAACAGCTTGGCCAACCGCCGCCCGAACTCGGCCGCCATCAGGCGTTCATTGGGAAAGTGCAGTTCGCCCAGAATGCGCCAGTGGAAGGGATCTTCGAAATCCCCGATGACGGCGGCCCCTTTAAAGCCCTGGTCAAGCCCGATGCGCAGCCGGCGGCGCACCACCGCGTCAAGACGCTGGTCGCTGACATGGATGCGGCGGTTGAACTCGCGGCGAAACACCGGGTCACCAGCGCGCAGGTAGACCGTCTTGTTGTAAACCAGCCGGTCGATCATGTCGCCGCGCCCGGCCAGCCGGTTGGCGGCGATCTGGCGGGGGTAGTAGCTGGCCGACAGGTTGGCCAGGTTCTCGCAGCCCGGCTCGCCATAGCCCGGCTGGCGGTAAAACTCGATCGAGATCCGCTTGGCCCCCTCGGGCAGGCCCGCCGACAGGTCCGCACCCATGCGCACCCGTTCCTCTTCGTCGTAAAAGACCTTGTAGGTCCAGTTGTCCTCGTCCGGCGCGTTGAAATCGCAGACGATCTGGCCATAGCCGCGCAGCTCGGGCGGATAGCCCTCGAAATGGGCCGCACCCGGCCAGCGGTCGATCCGCCCGATCCCGGCCGTCAGCACCTCTACCGGCACGGTGTCCGTCTCGTTCAGCCAGATATCCGTGGTCTGCACGCCCCGCATCGAGGCGATCACGTCATCGCCAAAGGCCATGAACTCGACACGGAACTCGATCGGGCCATTGCCGTCGTCAAACTCGATCACATGGGTCACCGGGTCGCCCCGCCCGCCGCTCCACTGGCCCATGCCCTTGGGGTAGCTTTCCAGATAGGACGGGATCGTGGTGGCCCAAAGCTGGCGGTAGGTTTCCCGCACCACCAAGAGCTTGTAGCGCCTGGTCCCGTCGATCACCGACCGGGGCATCATCAGGGCGCGGCGCAGGCGCGATTTCAGCGTGGTGGTGGTCTTGCCGCTGCCGACCGGACCCACGATGCCCACCACGTCCGCATCCGACCAGTACAGCGCCTCGGCGATCGGGCCGGGAAACTGCATTGTCTCCACCGAAGGCATCTCGACAGCGGGGTTGGCAAGCTCTAGCGTCTGGACAGCCTCGGCCGCACCCAGTTGCGCCAGGGCCTCGGCCTTCGCCTCCTCCGGCGATAACCCCGACCCGGCGCCCGCGATTTCCGCAGCCGACCAGACCACACCCCCCCTACCCCATCCGGCGCGACCAAGGTTCGCGATCATTTTTGCCCCCGGGTCAGCCCGAAAAGGCAGAATGGGGTCACACGGTGGGGCAGACAGAAACGCGCGGCGACCTCCCCCCCCCTGGTCAGCCGCCTGCCGGGCAGGCCCGGAAGCAAGCGGGGGGTGGGGGTCGAGGGTTCAGCCAGGGCGACCAGCACCCCTGTCCATCCGACAAGCCCCAGATCGGTGATCTTGCGCACCATGCCTGTTTCCTCCTGCATTTTCAACGGCTTGCCTCATCCGTCCGACGCGGTACGTCCGACGCTGGCAAAACCGCTTCGCTAACCTGCTGATTTTGCTGCATTTCATGCGGCATCGGCGGCGGGGCGATCCGGCGCGCCTGCGGCGTCACATCGCGGGCCTGATCCGGCCCTTTTCCGGCCTGCACCGGGCCAGATCCACCACCCACCACCACCACCTGGACAGCCTGCTGCACCGCCACGTCCGGCGTGACCTTGGCCAGCCCATAGGGCAGCAAAGCCTCCGCCGCGCGCAGCTGGGCCGTGAACACGAACTGGAAGGTGGCCAGCCGCTGGCCCATGGTGGCACTGGTGTCCAGGTCGATGGTGACCAGCGCGCCATCCTTGACGCCCGTGGCCGTCTGCCGCGCCCCAGCCTCGGCCCAGGCGAGCACCCGCTCCGTCGCGGCCATCGCCGTCACGAAGGCATCCTCGGTCGAGGCCATGCCCGCCATCTGAAGCAGCACTTCCTCGGGCAGCCGCAGGCCCTTGGCGGCCAGGTACTCGCGCAGCTGGCTCGTGACCTTGCCCTTGCCGCGCTTCGCCCGCTCGCTGTCGCCCGGCGCAGGCTCATCCGGCAGGAAAGTCATCTGCTTGCCCGCCGCCCGCGCCTCTTCGATCCGCTCGACCGCATCCCGCGCCAGCATCTCAAAGGAATTGCCCTTTGCCATGGGTCAAATCTCCCCCTTTTCAATGATTTCAACAGGTTGGGCCAAGCCACGACGCCGCACGGGTCCAGCGTCGTGGGTAGCGTCGTGGCCTGAACCTTCCTTTATCTCTTTCTTATCAAGGAGATAGAGAGAGAGGACGACGCCACGACGCCACGACACACAACATTCGTGTGTGATCGCGCAGGCGCATGCGCATGTGTGTGTGTGAGGGTTTTTGCTGTCGTGGCGTCGTGGCGGGCGGTAACGCTTTGATATCGCTGGCAGAACACCCACGACAGAGGCCACGACACCCGATCTTGCAACCGTCGTGGCGTCGTGGCCCTGACCCGCAAATCGGCCCTTTTGACGCGCGTTCATTGTCGGATCAAACCGGGTCCGGGTAAAGCACAATCCGAGGATGGCGGCATGAGAGGGCCTTGAAAGGGCCGCGGGCGTCACTGCCAATCCTCCATGTCCACAGGCGCATGGGCAGCAGCCGGGGCTTCGGCGCGATCCTGGGGAAACACCTCAAGGCCCGCGATGGCCGACAACGGGATCTCCCAGCCGCGCGACGACACGCCGGCCAGGGTGCGGGACACAGGGTTGGCGATAGCGCCCTTGATGCGGGCCAGCGACTGTGCCCAGGCACCACCGGCCCACTGCGTCCCGGCGAACAGATCGAGGAGCGGCTGCACCTTCTTGTTGCCGACGAACAGGCGCGGATCTGCGCCCCGTTCCTGCACCACACGGATCATGTAGGGCGCAAGGTGCGCGTTGGCGGCCTTGGCCCGCTGCTCCTTGCCGTTGGCATCGGTGGCATAGCCGTCCAACAGGCCTGCGGGCGCGCCGGGCAGGCTGGCGGCCACCATCAGCCACTGGGCGAGGGTATAGGTCTGGCCGCGCCGGAACACGTCCAGGCGCTGCGACAGGAAGTGGGTCAGCACCTCGTCGCTGTCGTTGCTGGCCTCGCCCAGGCTGGCGCGGATGGCCTTGGCCACCTTGGCGGCCCAGCCCTTCAGCTCGTCCGGCTGCGGCAGGGCCTCAGCGCGCATCATCTGCGCCATGGCCATGGTGGTGGCCCAGTTGTCGGCATCCCGGCCCTGCACGCCATGCTCGGCAAAGGCCTCGCGCCACAGCTCCAGCCGGGCGGCCCAGCTGGGCCAGCGATCAAGGATCAGGCGCTTGATCGCAGCCCCGCGCTTGCGCCAGATCTCGGCCCGCAGATCGGGGGCCTTGGCCCCATCGGGGAACGGATCGAGGCTCAGAAGGATGATGCGCTGCAGGTCCTGACTTTTCAGGACACCCGGAACAAGGATGGAACTGAACAGGAACGTCGATCGCAGCTGCCCGGTACTGCCCTTCTGGTCGCTCGACCCACGCGCCCAGCGGCCGCCACTGGCGGCAACCCGGGCCGTGGCCACGATGTCGCGCTCTTTCGTGCTGCCCTGGTCGCCGGGTTCCAGCTCGTCCAGGGCGACAGGCAGGGTGGATTGGCCCAGCAGCGAGGCGATGCCGCGCGCGGTGGCATCGGTGGACTGGATCAACCCTTTCTCGCCGCCATGCAGGTGCAACATCAGACGCTGCAGGGCCGATTTGCCCGCGCCTGCCCCACCGGTGATCCAGTAGGCCGGGCGCCAGGACATGGCCCCACCGAACATTTGCACGCCCATCAGGCCAAGGCAGATCATCGGGTCCAGATCCGGGCGGGTCCATTGCCAGGTTGACAGCACCTCGGTCAGCACGGCCATAGGGTCGCTTACGTCTTTGTCGGCGGCCAAAGGGTGCGGGACAGGTGGTGCGGCAGGATAGATGCGGCCCTGGTGCGTGCCGGGGTCCAGCTCGGTCTTGCCCAGATAGAGCTTGTCGCCGGCGTGATAGATCAGCGTGCCGTCGTCATCCGCCCAGGCACCAACGCCGCGCACGGCGTTTTCCGGGTCGAACAGGCCATGTTCCGAACAGGCGGCGATCATTTCCATCGCGGCCGTGGTCTGGTCGAACCGGCCGGGCTTGCGGTAGCTTCGGCCCTCCTCATCCTTGCCCCACTGGGCAAAGGCATAGCACAGGGCCGGGATGCGATGGCCGAACAACATCAGGATCGACTGCGCATCATGCTTGGCGATCGCGCGCAGCTGGCCGTGAATGTCGAGGTAGTAATAGGTCGCCCCATTGACGCCCAGCGGGCGCACCGGGCAGCCGCGCCAGATCTCGCCCTTGGGCCGCTCGCCACCTGACCTGCCGCCACCAGGCTCGGCCGGGGGCAGATCCTCGGGGGGCGGAGGTGGCGGGGCCGCACCTGGTGCGCCCTCGGCCGCGATCGGCGGGTCATCGAGGGCGGCACCCAGGGCATCGAGGGGCCGCAAGGGTGTAACCTTGGGCTTGGGTTTGGCGGCAGGTTTGATCGCCGCGGCTGGGGCCTGATGCGCAGCTTCGCCCAAGGGGCGTGGCGGCGGGGAAGGAGCTGACAGCCAGTCGTCGTTCGTCTCGGTCAATTAGCTTTCCCCTTTGTGGGAAAGCCGACCGCAAACGGGAAGGGCTTCAGCTTCTTGCCATGGGCATCGGCCTCGGGGTGGAGCGGCCCATAGGTGCGGAACGTGTGTTCCGGTTCGGCCTCTCCGATGACGCGCAGGATCACCCCGCGCACCCTCGTCGCGCCCAAAGACGGAAGCATTTCGCGAACATCGCGCAACAGGGGGGGGGAGCCCCACTTGACGACCGTGTAATTGGTGATGTCGCGCAGCCACTTGGGCGAGGCATCATGCGCCGCCATGTCCTTTTCCCGTGTGACGCGATAGTCGCCAAACTGTTGATTGCTCATCAATCGCCATCCATCTCGTAGAGCGTTGGACGGCGCGGAACCTGCTGGCCGCTACCGCAACTTTTCGGGCGAACGCGGGCACGCGTCTCCTCGATGAGCGTGTCATGCTGGCGCTTCAGTGAGCGCATCAGCTGCTGGAGCTGACTGATCGCCCGGATACGGATCGAGTTGACCACCTGATGAGGGGGCTGCTCATGGCATTGCACGATGACGGTAACCGGGCGTTCCGGCCGCACCGGGTCCGGTTCTGTCAAAACATGCAGTCCAGGTCCCAAAGGTTTCATGGTCTCCCCCGTTCCTTCAATGCGCGCTTGAGCGCGTCGTTCAGATCTTCGCCGGGCCGCTCGCTGCGCCAGACGCGCACCTGGCGGCCTTTGGCGGCATGGGCGGCGATGGCGCCCTCCAGGGCGGCGCTGGCGGCCTCGCCCTGGTCGTTGTCGGCGCACAGCACCACTTCGGTGACCGTGGCGGGCAGATCGACCTTGCCCAGGTTCCAGATCATGCCGGCGGCGATCACAAAGGCCGGCGGCTGGCCCAGCATGGCGCGGATGGCCATCAGGCTCAGACCGTTCTCGATCCCTTCGGTGATGTAGACGCGGCTGCCTTGCGGGGCCTCGTTCAGCTTCAGGCGGCCGCCACGCGGCCCGGGCGCACCGCACAGGCGCACGGCCCCGCCGGTGTAATCGGCAAAGACCTTCTTGGCGTCTGGCAGGTCGGCCTTGGTCCAGCCTTCCGGCCCGCGCTGCAGATAGGTGCGATGGCAGTCGATGATCTTCGATCCTTTCACGATGGCGCTGACCATCGCGGGCATCGGCTTGAAACAGACCTGCTGTTTCACCTCGCCAGTTTGGGGATCTTCCCAATCCTCGGTCCAGTAATACCGGCACTCGGGGTGATAGCGCAGGGCGCCGGGCATGTGGCCAAAGGCGGCCAGGTCGATGCTCCGGCCCGCCAGATAGGCCGCCACCGGCGTCCCCTCCAGCTTGACCTGGCCGGACAGCCATAGCCCTTCGGCGCGCTTGCGGGCCTTGTCCAGTTCCTTGGCGCGGTCGGCCTCGGCCGCGATGCGGCGGGCCTTGGCCGCGGCGGCCGCGATCTCGCGCTTGCGCTTCAGCTCGGGCGTTTCGGTGTCGAGGCCCAGAAAGGCGCGGGCCTCTTTGATCGCATCGGTCAGCGACAGGCCGCAGGACAAAGCAATCAGGTCGATCACATCGCCGCTGGATTTTGAATGCCCGGCATATTCCGACCAGCGGCCCCGATCCGGCCCGGACATGCGAATGCAAAAGCTGCCAACGCTGCGATCGGGGCGGCCGGGGTTGAGCATGAAATACTTGCCGTTCTTCTGGTAGCTGCCAGCACCGGGCTTGGCATAGCGGTCGATCACCGCCTCCAGCTGGCCCACCAGACTGTCCTTGATCTCTTCGATCGAGACCATCTGGCGGCCCGATGAAGGGGCGGAATGCTGGAACATGATCAGCCATGCCCAAGCTTGCGGGCACGACGCCGGGCGCGGGTTTTGGCAGCGCGGCGCTTGTCCTGGGTGACGGTGCGGGGGGAGGAACCGTGC